ATAATGCATCGACTGGAGTATTTGTAATATCAATACCAAGTCATGGTCTATCTACAAATGATACTGTGGGTATCGGTGCAAGTTCAATTGTATTCTCTTGTGAAATGGATAATTATGGTAGCGATCATCCATACCCAAGACCAACTGATCCGATAGCTGGCATTCAAACTGCGATTACTGCCGTTACTACAAACACCATTACACTAAATGTAGGTAAGTCTGAATTGAACTTCTATGACGTGTCTGATGCGACCTACGCTGCTGATACAGGTGTATTAGTACTAACCATAGGTGCTCATACATTATTACCCGGAAGAAGTATTAA